CCTTTCAGAATGCTATATTGCCCTTACCGTTTCATCGAATATACACGCTAGATTGAGGCTAAACATATTTGATTTTAAGGTTTCCATACATAAGCACTTCGATGATGCATGTTCAGGGTTCGCCAAGAGACACAATCTTGAGCAACTTGCAGAACAAGCCGGAATGCAACCGCAAACCCTGCGCAATAAGTTAACCCCCGAGCAAGTACACCAGTTAACGGTGAGAGAGCTGCTTACGCTCACCGATTTCACCGAAGATTCGGCTTTAGTTGATGGCGCACTAGCTCAATTAAATTGCCTTCCTTGCGTTCCAGTAAACGAAGTCGCGGACGAGAAATTTCCCACTTATGTTCTCAAGGCAACGGCAGAAGTCGGAATGTTAGCTGCTAATGCCGCAAACCAAGGCGCAATCTGTAATGCGACTCGCCGCAATGTGATGAACAGCGTAAATATGGGAATTCGTTGCTTAACGCTGGCTGCAATTGCTGTGCAATCACGGATTCACTCAAGCCCGACGTTAAGCACGACAGTAGATGCGATAAGCGGTATTGGCGCATCAACCGGAATGAGCTGAGGTAAACATGATTTCATTCGCAGCAAGGCTAAAGAAACAAAGCCCTTCTATGTCTTATGGGCACGGTTGGATTGTTGGACTTGATGGGAAGCGCTTTCGCCCTAGCCACTCTCAGTCTGACTTATTACAAGCATTAACCACACGCAAGAAGGTGAACACATGGCAATCGAAGGGGCAAATACTGAGCAACTTAATGCGGGTCAACGTGTCTTGGCGTTAAATCACATTGCCGCTATTCGCGGACAGTTTTGGGGTGATAGCTGGAAAGAGGTCGAACGGTTTATTGATGATATGCGCGACCCGCGTGATTCAAATAACGAGGAGAATATTCGTACCCTGTCAGCAACATTTTATTTAGCAAAAATACCAACAAATAAGCACCACTTATCGCTGAGTGAATTGACGATTGACGAAAGGACAGCGCTAGTTTCAGCGATGAATCAACTAAAAGCAGTCGTGAGTTTATTCCCTAAGCGAATAGCCTTACCAAACTAAATAAAACCGTTAATTAAATGGCGTCTACTCGCCGGGCATTCCTTTGCCTAAATTCAGGAGTTAGAACGATGCAAAATATCCAAAAACATCAAATTAAATCAAATAACGACGCGTTAGTTGCGTTACTGGCAAAGGCCAAAGACGAAGAGCGCAAAGACCGCGCGTTAATGGCTTCCGTTCGTTTAGATAAGTTAGCCGCCCACATCGCCAGCAATGAGTTAACAGGCATTGAAGCTGCCGAATTACTGCGCCAAGAGGCTGAACGTTATGAGCACGAATCGCAGGAGTTTCACTAATGGCCGATTCAATGGATTTAGTGCAAGAGCGCTCCGAAGAGATGCGTCAGCGCAATTTAGCTAACGTACTTAACAAGCAAAAACTGCCATCACGTAGTTTCTGTGTTGATTGTGAAATGCCGATCCCTGAACTTCGCCGCCGTACATTGATTGGTGTAGAGCGCTGCGTGCATTGTCAGCAAATTACCGAAGCGCAAAGTAAACATTTCAAAGGTAAAGTGTGAGCGTTCATTCGGAAAAATACGCCTATCCGTGGAACGCTCCACGGGAAGCAGTAAACCCTTATATTTCCCCTCAAGCGCCAAAGTCTTCGGCGCTTTCAAACCTGATCGCTCTCTATAAAGCTGACGATGCACATAAAATCGCGCAACAAGAAGCTCTGAGCGATGAGGTTTGGAATAAGTTCTTTTTTAATGAAACCCGCGATCCTATCCAGCGCGAGTATGACCAACAGAACAAAATTAGTCATGTTGCGATGGCTAAAGAGCAGCAAGCATTAGACCCTGTTTTACATATTATCGCCGATGTTAAGGCACAACCTCCCCATATCAGTAAACCGCTGCTCGAGCGAATCACTTACTTTCAAGGACTTGATAAGCCTAAATTCTACAACCGCTATCTGTTTGAGACCATTAAGCCCTGTCTCGACCGCCTTGATGTTGTGCGAGATAGCCAAATATCCAGCTCGTTTAGATACATGGCAAGCCTTGAAGGGTTAGATGGATTATTAACGCTGCCCGAAATGAATCAAGAGCAAGTGAAAAAACTCTCTACTCTCGTTGCTTCGCACATGGGGATGTTCCTCAACGAAGCGAGCGATCATCTTTTCCAAGAAGAAAACGTTAAGCCAGAAGAAATCCGTAGCGCATGGGAGAGTGTCGCAGCCCAAACAATGAGGCTAGACGTTATCCCTCCGGCGTTTGAGCAATTACGCAGAAAAAAAAGTAGACGAAAGCCTGTGCCTTACGACCTTATTCCGGGTTCATTGGCGCGGATGCTTTGCGCTGATTGGTGGTATCGGAAACTGTGGAAGATGCGTTGTGAATGGCGTGAAGAGCAATTGCGTGCAGTATGCCTAGTTAATAAAAAAGCCTCGCCTTATGTGAGCTATGAGGCCGTGATCCATAAACCCGAACAGCGCAGAAAGTCGTTAGAGTTTTTCCGTTCACACGAGTTAGTGAATGAGGACGGTAATACGCTCGACATGGAAGATGTCATAAACGGCAGTAACAGTAACCCGGCTAACCGCCGCAATGAAATGATGGCCTGTGTTAAGGGCCTTGAACTGATCGCCGGAATGCGAGGTGATTGTGCAGTATTTTACACCATTACCTGCCCTTCACGCTTTCATGCAACGTTAAGCAATGGTCGGCCTAATCCAAAATGGACAAGTCAAACCGTCCGGGAGAGTAGCGACTATCTCGTTAATACCTTTGCGGCATTTAGAAAGGCGATGCACAAAGCGGATTTACGCTGGTATGGCGTGCGCGTTGCCGACCCTAACCATGATGGCACTGTCCACTGGCATCTGCTTTGCTTCATGCGCAAAAAAGAGCGTAAAGAAATTACAGCCCTCTTAAAAAAGTTTGCCATAAGAGAAGACCGAGAGGAACTTGGCCGTAAAACCGATCCTCGCTTTAAGGCTGAATTGATAAACCCAAAGAAAGGCTCTCCGACTAGCTATATCGCTAAGTACATCAGTAAAAATATTGATGGACGTGGCCTATCTAAAGAAATCAGTAAAGAGACAGGTAAAACACTTAAAGATAGCGCCGAGCATGTCACCGCATGGGCTTCGCTTCACCGTATACAGCAATTTAGATTTTTCGGCATCCCCGGTCGCCAAGCGTATCGCGAGTTGCGTTTACTTGCAGGGCAAGCCGCACGAACTCAGCCCCAAGCCAAAGCGGGAGCGCCTGTTTTATCCAATGAGGAAGTTGATGCAGTCTTAGCGGCAGCAGACGTGGGCTGTTTCGCGACCTATATCATGAAGCAAAGCGGCGTATTGGTACCAAGAAAGCATCATATCGTTAGAACCGCTTACGAGCTTAATGACGAGCCTAGTGCTTACGGCGATCACGGTGTGCGTATTTATGGTGTTTGGTCGCCACTTATCGACGGTCGAATTTGCACGCACGCGGTTAAGTGGAAAATGGTTCGTAAGGCCGTTGACGTTGAGGAGGCGCAAGCCGACAAGCGCGCGAGCGCCCCTTGGACTCGTGGCAATAACTGTCCCCTAGTAGAAAAAACAAACAAAATTGAGGTAGAGAAAAACCAGCCAGAACCCGGTGAGGAGCCTATTGATTTAGATAACCTGACCAAAAAACAACAACGAGAACTCTATTCACGACTAAAACAAGTTGGGCAAATAAAAAGGCGTGTTGCAAAAGGCTATCAACAGAAAATAACGCAGCATCAATATGATCAGTTAGCGGCGGAATTGAGGGCTAGAGGATTCGCTGGTAATGATGATGAGGTTGAGCACTTGACCAAGGGTGGTAGTTTTCCCTTTGGTGGCGGCCTACGAATTTTCTATGAAAATAACAGGCTAAAAGAAGACGATAAATGGCGATCTTACCTTCACCTTTGTTGATTTTTGCCTAGTGTGAGATGTTGTCCTCTTACTCGCGAGACATCATAACGTAATTCTTGCGCTTTTCTCTTGCACTCCTCTAGGGCATCAAACCATTGCGATGGTGTGGGGGGATCTTCGCTGACGGCACCAAGGTCAACTGTGTATAAAAATTTACCATAGCCGAATTCGCCAGCAATGAGTGTGACAACTTTCGCAGGTGCAACCAACTCGATACTCGCCTTTCTCATCGCTATAAACTCTTCATTATCATCAGCAGAATTTATGTATTTATACCTCACCAAGTTTTCAAAAAAAATCAAAAAAAGGACTTTTATCTTTTAGAATCCTTATATACTGTATTTATATACAGTTATTTTGAGAGGGGGAAGTAATGGGTAGGGAGTTCGAAGAGATTGTCAGAATGGAGCGAGTCGAGTTAATAGCGAGACTCGCATCGATAGGAGCCATTAAAGAAAAAGACAGAGAAATAGCCTTGAATATCATTGCCGAAATTGCAGGTGATAGTGTCATCCAAAGCAAAGATTTCTCAATTATTTTTACTCCTTCCAGTGAAAATTAAAATTGAGGTTGGATTTTATGCATATAGAGATCGTCTTTAACAAAGAGAAAAAAATAGCTCAACCCGTTTTAGAGGCACTTGAGTCAGAAATTTTTAAAACACTCCTGCCCCATTATCCGAAAACAACGGTCAGAATTCGTAAGGGTAGCGCCGATGGGATAGGCATTAGCGGGCTAAGTTGCGACGGAGAAAAACGTAACGTCATTGACATATTGCAGCAAATTTGGGAAGACGATAGTTGGTTAAATTGAAATTCTTTAGCTTCGAAGTGCTGATTTTGGACAGTAAACGTGGACAAAGAAGATAATAAGACTTAAGTGATATAAAACAATGACATACAAAAGAGGTCAACAAAGTCTGTTATACGCCCTCGGTTCCTTCTGAGGGCTATTTTTGCAGCAGTTTCGTCCCAGAATATATAGAAATCCTTTACCCTAACTGCTGTAGTCGGATCCTAAAAGTAACTTCAGAAAAGTGCAAAATAAAACAAAAAAATCCTTAGCAAACTTGATCTGAAACAACTAATAAGGGTATAAAGATTAATAAGTATACAGAATCAAGTGTTAGGTACCATCAGCAACGGTAGCCTCAAGCTGATAGTAGTGGTGAATACATTTGTGATTATTCTAATGATTGCTGTAGATGTCTCACCCTTTGCGACTTTGATCATATTGTCGCCTATTATTCCTTTCCTCTATATGAATACTAATTTCGTATTGCGTAATAATAGAAATTTTTCGGTTAAGCTAACGTCTCTAAATTGTGTCTAATGACCGGTTTCGTAGTGATATAACCATTCTCGAATAAAAATTTAAATGTTTTTTCTACCGCACTGCGTAATGTCAGAAACACAATGCTATGGTTATTGAGGCGAAGTTATGCAATATTACTTCGCGAATAACACCTAAATTTTTTAATTCCGTCCATCACTGTATATCTACTTTAATCATAAGTGAGAGAGGTTTTATGTTAATAAGATTCATACTGATATCAGCTATGTTACTGCTTGCTTCAAACGCACAAGCTTCAACTGTAAATATAATTCCTAGTACAGTAACTGTTACTAAAGGAAGTGAAGCAAAATATTACTTGCTAACTCAGGAAAAAGATAATTTTAGCGAAAACATATCTATAAGTGGATTACCTGAAGGGACAACATGGAGTTTACACTGCACCGGTACTCGCGGAGATAACTGTAAAAACGAATATGGTTCCGATGACCTACCGATATTCACATTAAACGTAAATATCCCTTCTAGTGCTAAAATTGGAAGCTACGATATAAAAATCCAATCTAACCTTAAAAACAACATCTTTCAATCGTTTAAATTGCAGGTTGTTGAACCTATTCAGTTCACTCACCCTGGGGTTTTACTCAATACAAAAATGCTTACGAATATCAAAAATACTTTAATTGAGAGAGACCCCATAAGATATAAAGCTTTTTTGTCTGCTAAAAATAGTAAGTATGGAAACCTGCATTATCAACCCCACCCTCATTCGTCAGTAAACTCTGATAACGACACAGGCGTCGATTACAGGGAGGATGCCATTGCAGCGTACACACAGGCATTACTTTGGGGTATCACCGAAGATAGTCATTACGCGGATAATGCAATAGCTATTATGAATGCATGGTCTCAAGCACTAAATAGCAATTTACAAGGCGCAAACAGATTCAACTTAGCTGCGTGGTCGGGGGATGTATGGCCTCGGGCAGCAGAAATTATTCGTTATACTTATTTGAAGGCTAACGGGGTATCGGTTTGGTCTTCTTCTGACATTGATAACTTTAGTCAAATGTTAAAAAAATACACTGTCGATTTCATCAATAACCAATATTTTACTAGTGGAAATTATGGCGGGAACTTGCTTAGCTCGCAAGCAGCAGCATTCATAAACATCGGTATTTTTAATAACGATACAGGAACGTTTCTTAACGGTTTAGATAGACTAAGAAAGATGCTTCCAGCCTATATCTATATGAAAAAAGACGGTGTAATCCCTATGCCTCCTTATTTTTGGAGAAATAGTTACATTTCATCAACATCTTTATTGAGTTCAGCTGGGTACTGGAGAGGACAAAATTTTAATTCGCCATCTATAGGTGAAGGTGGATTGTCCCAAGAAACATGTCGTGACATAGGTCATGTGTTATGGGGACTTTCGGCTTTAGCAAATGGTATGGAGTCAGCTAGAATCCAAGGCTACAATTTATCGAAAGAAGAGACTCTGGGGACTTTAAACGCATTAAGGCTAAAATACGCTTCCGAATATAATACTAATTTTTATAACGATGGTAGCGCTATACAACCAGACTCAGCGAATAATCCTTGTGGTAAAAAAATTGATTTAGGATCTTCTGTCGGAAAGGGGGAATTGATACTCAATGAATTGACTAACAGAAGACAATTAGCCCTTCCAAATACTGAGCTATTTATACAAAGCTCAAGACCTACCGGTGCGAGTTATTTTATGATTTGGGAGACGTTGACTCACTATCAAAACCCCTAAGCGTCGTCATATTTAATCTTAAAGATTAAACCAATTTTATTGCGAGTTTGTACAGCATATTTAATAAAGCGAGAATCAAATGTAACGTATCGTCTAATGGATATTCTGTAATTATACTGCATGAAAACGCATGAGTCCCCTGCACTCAAAATCGCCCTGAAGCCCGCGTGATGCGGGTTTTTAAATGGATCGCAAAGTGCATGAAAAAAGGATCGTTAAGTGAAGAGTGCAGGCGGGCGGGCGAGTGCGCATCAATACATTAAATGAATCGATGGTTAACTAACAGACACTAGATACAACCAGCCATGTATATATAGAATCAAGATTAGATAATTTTCAATTCCATCATTTCGGCTGAATTTTATTAAACTACATTTAAAGTTGTTTTAGATCAAGGTTAGTATAATATTTTCAAGTAGATTATTTTAAGTATTTAAAAATTTTTACGGGATCAATAGTATTAGATTAACTTTTTTTTATTAAAACTCTTGGGGTTTACAATAATGGAAAAAATCATAATAACAAAAAAAATCTATTTTAAAATTTTTGGGCTTTCATTCCTTTTCCTTCACTTCAATTCAAATGCTGATACTTTTAATATCAAGGACTTAGGGACTATATCAGGGGTTTCAAGAGCTTTAGATATATCTTCTAATGGAAATTTTGTAGTTGGTTATTCAGGGGATGAGTATGGAAATTTACGCGCATTCCGCTGGTCAAATGCTGGAAAAATTAAAGATTTAGGTACTCTTAAATCTGACAATACGGGCTCATCAGAAGCGCGTGGTATTTCTTATGACGGTGAAACCGTTGTTGGTATGTCTTATCTCGATGACAACAACTATCATGCTTTCAAATGGTCGGATTCGAGAGGAATGGAAGATTTAGGAACGCTAAGAGCTGATAATACAGGTCATTCAGAGGCTAATGCTATTTCTGCCGATGGAAGGATTATTGTAGGAAATGCGCAAAATAATGAAATTAAATTTTCTCCTGTTCATGCTTTTGTTTGGACTGATATGGATGGAATGACCGATCTGAAGACATTAAGATCCGATAAACAAGGTTATTCTTCTGCTTTAGATATTTCTGCTGCTGGTGATGTTGTTGTTGGTTACTCCGATTCTGATTGGAATTCGAATCGAGCTTTTCGTTGGACTAAATCTGCTGGTATGATTGACCTAGGAACATTTCGAAGCGATAACTCTGGGTATGCAGTAGCATATGGAGTTTCCTCGGATGGAAAAATAATCGTGGGAGGAGCTGACAATAATTTTGGCGAGAACCGAGCTTTCCGTTGGACTAGCATTGGAGGAATGACTGATCTTGGTACTCTAAAGGATAATAATTCAGGGAATTCTACTGCTTTTGATACATCTGCTGATGGAAGTATAGTTGTTGGTAATTCCGAAACTAATAATTCAGATCGTCAAGCTTTCATTTGGACAAAGAAAGATGGCATGATTGGACTCGGAACTTTGAGGAATGATAATAGTGGCTCTTCAACAGCAGAAGCTATTACACCCGACGGGAAGATTATTGTTGGACTAGCAGCATACGATAGTAGCTATAAATTTCATGCAGTTTTGTGGAAAGTGGTTAATTCAAAACCGGAGCCGGATCCTACACCGGAGCCAAATCCCACACCGGAGCCAAATCCCACACCGGAGCCGAATCCTACACCGGAGCCGAATCCTA